GATGCAAGTGATGGTGAAATTTCACTTGGTCGTGCAGATTGTTTTAGACTTCGTGCTGTTTATGAATCTTTAGCTTCAGGCACAAATGCTGCTGCTCCAACATTAACTACAGGAAGTATCACAGGTAGTTTCCAAAGAGGTGAAATAATTACTGGTGGAACAAGTGGTGCAAAAGGATTTCTTATTAAGACAACAAGTCCATTACAATATGTGTTAATAACTGCAACAGACTTTTCAAGCACAGAGGCACTTACAGGTGCAACATCTGGTGCTACTGCAACTGCATCTGCAAAAACAGATGGCGATACAGTTGTAACAAGTGATTTTACACTTGATACTGGACAACGAGATAACTATTATGATATTTCAAGAATAGTTAGAAAGCCAGGTGTTCCAGCACCAACTGGAAAATTACTTGTAGTTTTTGATTATTTTGAACATGGTACTGGAGATTTATTTACTGTTGATTCGTACCCTACTGCTGGTGTAGAATTTAGTTACAAAGATATACCATCATTTGGTGCATCAAGAGTCGACCCAGATGTAAGAGACCCTGCTGGTAAATATTTTTTAAGTGATTGTGTAGATTTTAGACCAAGAGTTGCTGACATTGCAGGTGCAAGTGCAACTGTTGAAGATGTAGATACGATTACAGGATATTCGTTTGACTTTGCTTCCAGAGTATTTAATGGAACAGGTTCATCAGTTACAGATATGGCTCAAGATGGAAAAAATATTCAGGCAGATATAGATTATTTCCTTGCAAGAAAATCTTCTTTATTTTTAACATCAGCTGGCGAATTTAAAATTGTAGATGGTTCTGCTTCAGAATCACCTAGTTTTCCAGCACCACTTGATAATTCAATGAAACTTGCTGATATTAGTTTTGATGCATATGTAAGAGATATTAAAAGTGAAACTATGGTTAACAAAACTAATAATAGAAGATATACAATGCGTGATATCGGACTTTTAGAAAATAGAATTAAAAATATTGAATATTATACTTCATTAAGTATGTTAGAAAACGAAGCACAAAGTTTTGAAATTCAAGATGAAAATGGATTGAATAGATTTAAATCTGGTTTTGTTGTAGATAATTTTTCTGGTCATAGAGTTGGAGATGTAAATCATAAAGATTATAGAGTTTCTATGGATATGCAATTTAATGAACTTAGACCAAAATATTTTATGAAAGGTATTGATTTAACAGAAGAAAATACTACAACTGCAGAAAGAACTTCAGATGGATATCAATTAACTGGTGATATTGTAACATTACCTTATAGTGATGTTGCAAGTATTACTCAACCATATGCTACTACAACAGAAAATTTAAATCCATTTTTACAGTTTCTATGGGCAGGTATTTGTACATTAAGTCCAAGTGGTGATGAATGGTTTGAAACACAATATAATCCAGATATAATACAAGGTATAACTGAAGGAAACTTTGATACTTTTGTTGCAGAAAATCAAAATGCAATTGGAACAGTATGGAATGCATGGGAAACACAATGGAGTGGAGTAAGGGTACATGTTCAAGGTTCTCCTGGAACACATTGGCAATTTGTATCACAAGAAAGATTTACTGCTGCTGGACTACAAGGTGCAGGTGGTAATAGTGCAGTTGTACATCAAGAAAGAGGTACAGGTATAAGAAGTGGAATAACTTCATCAATTGTTGAACAAATTGATACAGAAGTAGTAAATGATAGATTAATTTCAAGGGCTGTAGTTCCATTTATTCGTGCAAGAAATGTAACATTTAGTGCAGTTAGTATGAAACCTAATACAAAAGTTTATCCTTATTTTGATAAACAACTTGTAACAGCATATGTAACACCAACTGGTGGTGCATTAGGTGGAACTTTAACAACAGACGCAAGTGGTGCTGTAAGTGGAGTATTCGCAATTCCAAGTCCAACTGTATCTGGTAATCCTACATGGCAAACTGGTGATATTAATTTTAGATTAACATCAAGTTCTACTAATTCAACATCAAGTCAATCAGAAACTATGGCACAAGCAAATTATGTTGCTTCTGGAATATTAGAAACAAGAGAAAGAGATGTTGTTGGAACTAGAAATGCTAGAATAGAAACAACATCTGTAGAAGAAACAAATGAAATGATGATAAGGGAACACTTTACTGACATTGGTTGGCGTGACCCATTAGCACAATCATTTATATCTGAAAGCACTACTGGAGAATTTATAACAAAAGTAGATGTGTTTTTCTCTACAAAAGATTCTACAATTCCAGTAACATTACAAATAAGAGAGATGGATAATGGACTTCCTACAAGAAAGGTTGTACCATTTGGTAGTATAACATTAAATCCATCTTCAGTAAATGTTGATGCGAGTACAGGTGCTACTGCAACAACATTTACTTTTGACTCTCCAATTTATATTGCACCTAATGTAGAATATGCTATGGTGTTAATGTCAGATTCACAGGATTATAATGTTTGGATTTCTCGAATGGGAGAAACAGATGTAACTGCTGGAAGATTTATAAACGACCAACCATATCTTGGTGTCTTGTTTAAATCACAAAATAATTCTACTTGGACTGCGTTTGATTTTGAAGATTTAAAATTTACTTTATATAGAGCATCATTTACAACTAATCAATCTGGTACTTTAACATTAAATAATGATGCATTATCAACACAAACTTTAAAGAAAAATTCTATAGAAAGTTTTGCTTCAACTGCTCTTGTCAAAGTTAGACAAACAGACCATCATATGTATTCAACATCAAATAATGTAACTATTGCTGGTGTATCAAGTGGATTATCAACAACATTAAATGGTGCAATTAATGATAGTGCAGCCCCTGTTTTAGATTCTGTAACAAACTTTACAGATACAAGTGGAGTTTATAATAGAATTTCATCAACATATTATATTAAAATTGATGATGAGATTATTTCATACACAGGTGTTTCTACTAAGACACTTTCTGGTACTGGATTAACAAGAGGGGCAAGAGGTACAACTGCTGCTGCTCATGCTGATGGTGCAACGGTTGAGTTCTATCAATTCAATGGATTAATATTAGATGAAATTAATAAAACACATGCTGCAGTTGCGAATGTAGGAATTGATTCTTATACTGTTGCAACTACACTTTCAGCTGAAACTGCTGGAACATTTGGTGGCAGTTCTATAACTGCAACACAAAACGCATTGTTTGATACCTTTAAAGTATTACTACCAACATTAGGATTTCCAGAAACTACATTAGTTCCAACTATTGAATCTACAACTGGAACAAGTCCAGATGGAACTCAAAGTTCGTTTACTAAATCAGGTACAGGATTACAGTTTGATTTAAATGAAAATTATTATTGTGATGAACCAAAAATTGTTGCATCTGGTATTAATGAAACAAATGAAATGTCTGGTGTTAAATCATTATCATTAAATTTTGTATTAAATAGTACGAGTGAATTTGTTTCACCATATGTTGATTTAGATAAAAAATCAATCGTTTGTGTTGCAAATAGAATAACAAATATAGATAGTTCATCTGATGTTTATCCAACAACCGATTTTGTTGATGCAATCGAACCAGAAGGCGATAGTGGAGAAACAGTTTATATAACTAAAAAGGTTGGATTAGATAGTCCTGCTACTGCGTTGAGAGTTGTTCTTGATGCACATAAACCTTCTACTGCTGATATTAAGGTTATGTTTAAAATTCTAAGGTCAGATGACGCATCTAACTTTGATGATTTGGGTTGGCAATATTTTAATACTACTGGAACTACTGATAATACAGTAAGTGCAAATACTACAAAAGATGATTTTACTGAATATCAATATACTGCAGGTAAAAAAGATGATGGTACAGGAAGTGCATTAGATGAATTTATTTCATTTGCAATTAAGATTAAAATGCAAGGAACAAATTGCGCTGATGTACCAAGAATAAAAGATTTAAGGGCGTTAGCACTAGCAACATAAAACTATGAGTGAAACAATACTTGATACAATACCAGTAAAAGATAAATCGGATTTATCAAGAGATGTTCATTCAAATGCGATTATTAACACGAATAGAAGTGCATATGAAATGGCAGTTAAAAGGTCAAAAGATGCAAAAAAACAAAGAGATGAAATTAAAGAAGCAACCAGAGAAATAAACGCATTAAAAACTGAAATGCAAGAAATTAAATCTCTTTTACTTAAATTAGCTAACACTCCTTAGTCGTTTATTAGTCCATCTTCTTTATAAATATAAACAAAGGAAGAATCAAATGGCAACACCAACAACAAAAGCAACATTTAAAGAATACTGTTTAAGAGCATTAGGACAACCAGTCATTGAAATTAATGTTGATGATGACCAATGTGATGATAGAGTTGAAGAAGCACTTCAATATTTTCAAGAATATCATTATAATGGTGTAGAGAGAGTTTTTCTTAAACACGTAATAACATCTGCAGATTTAACAAGAGGACAATCAAACGATAGTGCTGATACTGCAACAGATGATAAAGATGGTTCAACAACTAGTGATTGGGTAGAAGGAAAAGGATTCTTACCAGTTCCAGATACAGTTTTATCGGTTGTTAAAGTTTTTGCTTTTGATGATAGTTCAACAAATAATATATTTGATGTAAGATACCAATTAAGATTAAATGATATATATGATTTTTCTTCTACAGAAGTTATGCATTATAAAATGACAATGCAACATTTATCTTTTTTAAATCAAATGTTAGTTGGAGAAATTCCAATAAGACATAATCAACATCAAAACAGATTGTATATAGATATGGATTGGACAAATGATATTTCTGCTGGTGAATATTTAATTATTGAAGCATATAGACAACTCGACCCAGATACTTATACTTCCATATGGAATGATTTATATTTTAAAAGATATGCAACTGCATTAATAAAAAAACAATGGGGAAATAATCTACTTAAATTCAGAGGTATGCAAATGTTAGGTGGTGTTGAAATTAATGGTGAGACCATTCTTGCTGAAGCAAAAGAAGAACTAGAAAAACTTCAAGAAGAAATAAAACTAGCATATGACGTACCACCAATGGTACAAATAGGATAGATAAATGGCACCCACAAATGTGTATTTTGATACTGGAACTCAATCAGAACAAGACCTTTACGAAGCTATAGCTATAGAACAAATAAAAATACAAGGTCAAGAAGTATATTATTTACCAAGAACTCTTGTAAAGGAAGATAATCTTTTTTTTGAAGATACTCTTTCTAAGTTTGATGATGCCTATTTAATCGAAATGACATTTAACGAAGTTGAAGGTTTCGGTGGCGAAAAAGAATTAATGGGCAAATTCGGTTTGGAAATGAGAGAAGAATGTTCTTTTACAGTTTCAAGAAGAAGATTTGAAGAACTAGTTGGAACTGACTCTAATCTCATAGTTTCATCAAGACCAAATGAAGGCGATGCAATTTACTTTCCAACATTAAATAAAATGTTTGAAATAACATTTGTTGACCATGACGACCCATTCTATCAAGTACAAAATAGACCTACTTTTAGATTAAGTTGTAGAACATTTGAATATTCAAGTGAAATTATTGATACAGATATTAAAGAAATAGATGCTGTAGAAACAACATTTTCAAGAGATTCAATGCAGTATCAAGTTTCAATGGAACAAAGTGGTACATATACGGAAAGTTTCTTATTAGAAGATT